ATTCCATCTGAAGCATTCGGATATGTAAAGTCCGTCAGCATAGGAGTTTTTGAGTCAATTGATGCTTGACTCATTGACCCAGAAGCTACACCTTTTTCTTTCCAACCAGTGTAGTTTCCACTAATGTCTGATGACAGTTGTATTTTTCCAGCAGTGGTTTCATTTGTTAGATTAACGGTGCTTTTTGCAGCAACCGATTTAAAGTAAGCAGCACCATCTGCAGTAATAGCTGTTGTTTCTGTAGTTCCATAATACATTTGGAACCTTTTATCAGATGCAGTTCCAGAAGAATCTCTTTGAATGCGGAGTTGACCTGATGCAAAAAGTTGAACACCTCCAGTGCTTGCATTAGTTACATCAGGGGCACCAACTATAGCAGATCCTTCTGTAGTGATGTTACCGTTGCCTGAGTCAATAGAACATCTTGCATCACCAACCGCATCTGAACTGGTTCCAATCAACAGTGAACCATACTTTGAGATTCGACTTGAAAGTCCAGATGGAGTGCTAGATCCTTCGACTTTAATTTCACCAGTAAAAAGACCAGAACCGCTATCACCATTTAAAGTAAGTGTGCCATTAGAGCTAGAGTCTCTGAGGAAAAGATACCCACCGTTTGCGTGGTTGTATAGTCCTCCCTTAGCAGCTGATGTACCAATCGCAAAAGCAAACTGATTATCTGCAATTGTGCTAGTGACTACATCTCCAACAGTACAAGTGCCATCTACAGTGATTCCACCAGAAGCAATCTCTAACTCTACAGTAGAAGCATCGCTATAGAATAAGTAACTACCACCATGAGTTTGTGAGAATGCTAAGTTACTATTGTTGGGCATATGCCCAATACTATAAGCATCTGCAGTTCCAAACTGAATAGATCCTTTATTATTGAGTGCGGCAGAAGATAAGATACTTTCAGTAACTAATTGTCCCTTATTAGTAATACTACCAGTTGCACCATCTAGAGTAATGGCAGGTGTAGCACCAGAATTGTTATGGAAAAGATAGATTCCACTAGCACCACCTGCACTAGAACCAACATTAACTTTGCCGTTAACACTATCTACAACAAACATTTCGTTGGTAGATCCATCTTCAATAACGAAAGCAGTTGCTGCGTAGTTTTCAATTTTGATAGGGTTGTCTGTAGTAAATCCTCTATCAGTCACCGTTTGAAGGGTGTCTGGATTACTTGCAAGAGTATCTACATCAGCAGCAAGTTCGTTGATTTCAACTCTTTGCTCTTCAAATGTTGCGGTTGAGGGAACGTTTCTAAGTACCATTGGACTTCAGCAATTCTTGTAGTAAGGATTTTATTTCATTAAGTTCACTCTTCACATGATCCAGTTCTTGCTCCATGTTCTGAAACTTTCCTCTGGACTTTTTATATTTCTCAAAAGCAGACCTATCGGTATTTATGATTGCGCCTGTATCAGAGTCGCGATACAGACCATCTTCGTTCTTCACCTTGATGTGTTTCATATCAATAAGATGCAACTGCTCTCATGTCTTGAATCTTAGGAACGAATGCTGGGTTGCTAGACTTCATAACAATCTTCACTGCGAATGAAGAGAATTCTGGTAGATTCTCAACACTGTATGACAATTCTTGGTATGATGCCTGTTTCTCAGTAATACCACTGATAGCATTCTCAGATGTCGCAATTAAGTCTACATCTGGTACACCTGTACCATTGAAGTATGCCCACTCAATATCCTCGAAGTTCTCTTGAGAAGAAGACTTCTTGATTTTGAATAGAACTTTTAGATTCTCAATGTCGCTAACATTTGCAGTTAGTTTTACATTGACAGATGTTGCTGGATTCTCAATAGCAACTTCCTTAGTTACATACTTAGAAATGCCAGAACTATTCTTAGACTGAATCTCAGAGATAAAGTCAACACCATCTGTGTATTCAATGCTAGAGACTTCGATAAATCTAGACTCATCTTCTGGTTGATTAGGATAAGAAATTAGATCACCAACTCTAAAGATGTCATCTAATTGAGCATCAACACTAGCATTTCTAGTGAATGATTGACTATCAACAATTCTTCCAGTATAATCATTATTGAGTGGTTGCTTGTCATTGACAATAGTCAACTTCTCAAGATTTGCATTCCACAGAACAATCTTACCAGCAATAGTGTTGTCATAAGTTTGTGCAGGAACAGATGGGTTTCTTGCTGTCACATATGTTGGTGGTGCTACAGTATTTGGAATTTCAAATAGGAACTTAGTTACACCAGTGTCTCCAACTGTAATTGTATTCTGGAATGTATCACTACTGAATGATAGTTCCTCACGAGGAATGAATGTGTTTACAGATACTAGTTTGATGAACACTGTAGATCCATCTACCTTGACAACAATACCTTCTGCCTTAGTTGTACCACCAGTGACTCTTTGATCAAGACTGATAACTTCAGAAGGATCAACTCCAGCAACAGTCATCGAGAATACAGGGAAGAAAGATAGAATTTGATCTCTTCTACCGAATCTAGATTCTTTTCCTTGTGGATTTTCTACTCTATTTGTAATAGTCTTGACAGATGCTCTGGATAGATCAACTAGTGGAGATAGGTAAGAAACTGTGCTAGACAGATCTAACTTATACACCAAAGAATTGTCGATATTGTTAATAGTCTCATTAATCTTAGATGCGACTACTTTCTGATTGATAAAGAAGAAATCTTCATTCAAGAAAGTCTTCTCATAATCAGTCTGTGAATAAGACGCAAATGTCTGTACATTATCGTCAACAGGAGATAGGTTCGTTGTCTTAATGAAACTATCAATCTTAGTCTGACCAAATGTTAGATTTGGAATTGCAGCATACAGTTTTTCAAACTTTCTGTTGTATGTTGCCAGTACAGAATCACCACCACCAAATGCATTTGCAGATGCCTTCGCATTAGATGTGATGTTATAATAGTCTACACCGTGGTTGCTGACTTGATATAGTTCTGTGTTGAGTTGGGATCCAGTGATACCACCAACATTCTCAGCATTCTTGAAGAACACATAAGAATTACCAGAATCAAATCCATTATCTCTATGTGAGATCTTAACAACATTGTTGTTGTTCTTGAATAGATCTGAAGTTGCAGTTGTATTAGATTCTGCATTAGTTTCAACAGGATGCGACTCCAATGCCTCGTATCCTAGATCTTCGTTGGTGAGAAGTAGACTTGCAGTTCTAGAAATATCAAACTCTGCTCTATTCAAAACAAACTTAATATCTTCAAACAGATCTTCTTTCCAGTCATCTGCATTTTGAGACTTGAATAGTGATCCAAGCAATGGTTGTGTTGTTACAATCTGACTTGTAGCAACATCAGTCTCAGACAATCTAGATGCCCATAGTTCATAATCAATAGAGTCTGTCTCGATAGCGAGTGCATACTCAGTGTCATTCTCTAGGTATACTGGATAATCAAACACAAACTTAGTAGGTGTGATTGATGCTGTATTTCCTGCTACATCAATTGCAACACCCATTCTTACAGCAGGTGTATCAATTGTAATCTCAGACTCAATTACTGCACCAGCATTACCAGATCCAGTTCCTCTGAGAACAACAGCAGGTGGTTCAGTGTAACCAGAACCTTGCAGAGTAATTTCAGAATGATATACTCTACCACCAGATACTCTCACTGTAGCAGTTGCATTACTTCCACCAGGAAGTTGTGGACTTTCTACAGTAATGATTGCAGAATCATAGTTACTACCAGTGTTGGTAACTTTCATTCCAGTTAGTCTGCCAGAATCCTTAGCAATCTTGAGTGATAGTTGTGTGTTGTTTAGATTGTTTGCCTCTGTGATACTAGTAACATTAAGTGTCTCATCTTGTACAAATGCTGTACCATTATTGTTACTTAGAACTAATGTATAGCATTGATCGTTGGTGAGAGTAAAGATTCCAGTTGCACTAGGTACAACTTCAATGTTATTCTTGTCGATCAATCTAGAAACAGGACCAGATGCATTAGATGTAGCACCTGTTACAATTTCATCTTTATTGAGGGTCAGTGTGTCATTAGCAACAACCTTCAAGAATGTTTCTGGTTCTAGAACTTTCTGTGTGCCAGGAATGATATTCTTTCCAGGTTTACCAGTAACAACATCTGTTAGATAAACTCTGAGAGGAATATTAGTATCTTTCTTGCTGAAGAACAGATCAACACTAGTTGCAAATACACCACCATCAAAGTTTTCTACTTTGAATGTTTGTGCGAATGGATTTGGTCTGACCTTCTCATCAGTATTACTCTTGACTTCCTGTAGTCCTTCATTTGCTTTGAAGAATGCAGGTCTAGTAGAAACAATACCAGATGGATTTTCTGGAACAATACCTGTTGCATAGAACTTAACTTCTGCATAGGTATCTACAGTGTCCTTGTCAGCATCTACATCACTAGATGTAAATCTGATAGTCTTAACACCAGTTGTGAATCTTACTTCACTTGCATCTGCATCATAAGAAACTGTATCAACATTACCTGTCCAGATAGCATTTTCTCTAGGTGGTTTACCAGCAGGAACTAGAATGATACCACTAGCATTACCATTAGCATCTGTAGTGATCTCTCCATTGAATGCAGATAGAGAGTTACCAGCGATACCAGTATACTTCAGGTCAGGGTTGACCCATCTAGCAATATTCTGTCCTTCCATGAAGACATGAATTCTAGTATTTGGTTTTAGTCTGTTAATTTTATACTGTACTGGAATGCTTCTAGCGTAGAAAGATAGTGCAGTTGAGATGACACTAGAACCTACACCCTTAGTAGCAAGACCTTTACCAATTTCGTTGTTCTGTGGACTGATGTTAGAAGAACTACCAACTGCTGCTGTTGTGACAGAAGAGTCTGCAACATTGGAGTTTACATCAGCAAACGAATTGATATTGAAGAATGACTGGTTGGCACCAATCCAGTTAATCTGATATGAATTGTGTAGACTGGAGAATGCATCCTGTAGTTCTTCCTTAGCAAGGAAGATAGTATTAACATTAGTGTTGTCATCTGTAACTAGAGGAGCAACAGATGTGTCATACCAAGTATCTACAGAAGGTGCTACAAATGAGTCACCAACATAACTGAGAACAACGAATGGATTTGGATTTACAGTCTTAGTTGCAAACCCGTTTCCTAGCAATTCCAGTTCAGTGTATGGAAGTGTTACTACATCAGATGTTCTTTGATAACCAGCAACAGATCTCTCGTCATCTCTGCTGTATACTTCTTCTAGATTGATAGAATCTTCTCTAGACTGTGGACGCAATACAGACTGCTGTGTGTCAATAGAACATCTATAGTCAAGAGATCTTAGAGAACCAATCTTATGAGACTCAAAATTGTCTACAAGGAAACCGCTCTTAAATCTATTGAAACCTGCAGAATCAGTTACCTGCATGTTAAGAGCTTGTTGCTCTAGAATACTGAGTGTGGTATAATACTCAAGACGCTCAATACGCTTCTCTAGTTTACCGATGTCACGCATTGTGTAACGACGGTTGTCTACAGAAGTAATTCTTACATCCTTGCTAGTCTGTGTAAATGCTGGGATGTACATGTAGTACAGAGCAATAGCATCACTGATAGGATCTGGTTTAGATGGGTTGAGTGAAGAGTTACCCTCTTTGATAATGAACTGTCCCTTCTGATTCAGGAAGACACCATCAATTCTGTCAAGATATTGTGTTTGTGTAAATGAGAATGTAAATTCTAGATTCTTATCTGGGGCAGGAGTGCTTGCAACAATACCTCCAGTTCCTGTGTAAGATCTGCTATTTGGTGCAGAAAGAATAGATTTGTTTTGGAAACCACTGACAATAGCATCATTGTCAATCTTTGGTCTGAAATCTAAGACATCTTTTAGATTTACTTTGCCTAGGGTTGGTGAGTTGAAAGAAGGAATCTCACCAGCACCAACACCTGCTTCATGTAAGTAGGAGTCTACAGTTACAAAATCTCCAGTGGTGTGCTCGAAGTAATCAAATGCAACTACAAGTTGACCTGCAGGTGGTTCATATCCTGGTTTGATTACGATTCTAGAAATATCATAGATGGTGTCTCTTTGACCATCGTCAAATGTAAATCTATTGGTAATGTCAATACCATTAACTAGATTACCGTTTCTATCAACAACTGGTGGTTCTGTAGGTGAACCTTCGTAAACATATCTCAGTTTATATGCATCAGAGTAGCTGTATACATCTAGAGAATCTGTATCATAATCTCTTCCTCTAAATGGAATTACTCTGTCACCAGTAGACTCGATAATAATTCTCTTATTGACATTAGCAGTCTTAAGTCTTGGTTTTGCCTTAGATACTTCTAATGTAGCAGTTAGTTTTAATGTTGGATAAGTTCCTCCAACAGGAATAGTTCCAAAGTAATTATTAGGTAGACTTAGTTTAACACTACCAGAAGTTAGACCACTAGCAGCATCTGTAGATGCCTTGATCTCAACTTGACTTGACTTGATGTAAACAATATCACCATCTACGATGTCTGGAGCATCACCTGCATCTAGAACAGTAACGACAAAATTACTTTCACTGAAAGAGACAAATCTCTGTGTTCCAAATGGTAGTTGAGCAGCAAAGGTAATCACACCTTGACCACCAGCACCTGTGCTTACAAAATCTCTTCTAGAGAAATACTTGATCTTAGAATCTTCGCTGCTTGCTACGATAGAACTGACCTGTGAAGATCCAGTTTTGTATAGTAGTGAACCTTGGTTAAAGTTATCAATAGCAGGACGAACTCTAACTACTGTACCGTTTGTGAGATTTTCTGGTAGGGATCTATCAAAATAAACTCTAGACTTCAAAACACCAGCAGGTGTAGTTGCTCTTTGCACAACTGCTCTTAGAAGTTCTCCAGAATCATCTGTAAACTGAACTAAATCACCTTGCTGTAAGAATGTAGAAGCATCTCCACCAAAACCAGTACACTCAATATACTTTCTACCTTTGTATCCAGTAAATGTGAAGTCAGTTACAGAAATAACTTCAGAGTATTTTGCCTGATTGATTTCAATATCAGAAGTAAATACATTGTTATTACCAGAACCAAATTCTGCATAGAATGACTTAACATTTTGTGGTGTGTATGTTGTTACAGCATCTCTTACCAATACAGGTGTAATTACTGCAGCACTTGGATTACCACCACCAAAACCTTGAATAACTTCTACTAGAGGTGGTTGAGAATATTCTACATTAACAGCATCTCTGTTAACAACTTCAACTTTAAATATACTACCACTACCACTAAGATTTACTTTAATTTTTGCTGAGTCATACTCAACACCATCAATTCTCAGGATAGTTCCTTGTACATAGTTTGCACCCTTATCATTGGTGATGAAGTGTGAAATTGTATTGTCTTTTGCAATTCGTAGGGAGTTATTTCCTTCGTCAACAATAACCTCACCACTGACAAAATTACCAAACAACCCTTTAACCATAAGGGTTTTGTTCGATGTGTATACACCAGTAGAGGTTCCTTCTACAACACCATATGCTCCAGAACTCAATCCATAAACATATTGCCCTGGCGTGAAACTTCCTGCTGCAGTGATTGGTTCATCAAGTAGAATCTTAGTAAAGAAAGTTGGATCAAAATAAGACAGACTAAAGGTAGAGTTGTACGTTGGATCTCCATTTGGTAGGCGTCCTTTCGAGGAAACAACATCCGTGTCTGTATTGAAACCAGATCCTTTTTCTAACAGCGTAAAGTTACTTGGTTTTGCAATACCGATTACTGGTGTAATGGTTTCGTTGTAGTCAACGATTTGACCAAATGGAATTGATCCTGAAGTTTCTGCGTCAGATTTGCTATAATATAAGTATCTAATTTTGTTAGGATCTCCCTCATCATACTCAAGCATGAAGTTATCGAGGAAATCTTTCTGTGCTGTAATAGTAACTTCTAAGAAAGTAACTGTAGGATCAGAATTAATTTCAATCCTAGGAACCTTTGCATAAGAAATTACGGAAACTGTATTAACAACAGATGGTGTTCCAGATGTATTTCTTGCCTGAACAAACCATAGGGTTCCAATTTCATTGACAAAATTATCACCAGTCAATCCAGCAACAGTGGTTGCATAGTTGTTCTCAACTGCAATGTAGATAGTTTTGATACCTTGATTGATATCAAAGAAAGTTCCTCTTCTAGATAGAGTCTGTTTTACTGCGTTAGACGCCTCTGTATCATTCAGACCTAGAGAACCATCGTTAAATGCTGCAGATAGATATAGATCTGGATATGCAGTTAGTTCGCTTCCCTCTGCATTTAGAGGTACGCTATTAAATGTGTTTGTAATTCTATAAGTAGGAAGACCTTTAGTCTTAATACGAATATCTTCTCTATTGAGAGTCTCTCTCGCTTTATCAATAGGAATGTATTTGGTTTCTTTATTTACAATTTCAAAACCTTTTACATATGCCTTACCAGGACCAACACTAGCAAGTAGTTTGGAATCTGCATCATCTGGAGATAGACCATTTACTGTGCCATCTGCTTCTAGTGGATAGATGCCTTGGTTATTATCTCTCTGATAATATTCTCTTACATTAAGAGAGAAATTATCAACAACATAGTCTCCAGACTCATCGTATGTTCTTCTAGCTAGAGTTTGCTCTAGTAGATTGTAATCAGTCTGAGATACTTGTGATTGAATAACACCACTTCTTACAGATAAAAGTTTGATAAAATTACTATCAGTCTTTTGATCTAATGCATATGAAATGAGACTTAATTTGATACTAAGTCTATGTGCTCCAGGTGCAGAATAATTGGATGATCCAATTGAATTATCATATAGAGAAGCATCCTCCTCTGGAGTTACAATGCTCTCTGAAATTTTAAAACCAACTTTTGCTGATGGTTTATTGTAATACTTGTCAACAATTAATAGTTGTGCGTCGTTTCTAACGAAATAACCATTAACAAAATAAATTCCTTCTTCTACTTTTACAGCAGAAGCGTATCCCATAGCAGGACTTTCTAGTGAAGAAGTCTCACCTGTATCAGGATTCTCAATTGTGATACTAGTTGGTAGAACACTTCCATCAGTTCCAACAACCATCAGAGGTGTATTGATACCGTCTACAACCTCTACAGTTTCACCTTGTCTGAATGTTTCTTCGTTACCAGCGTCACCACTGGTTGTATAGTTAACAAATAAAACATCAGCAGCAGTATCAGTAGCAATTGCAGAAGACACAACAGTTGCTACAACACCAGAAGTCAGACCCCTTACCTGCCTTCCGTCGAGTTGTGTGATGTCATACTTTTTGTAAACAATCTGACCATCCTGATTGACAGGAATCTCAGAAACAGAAGACAGCTTGACATATGGGAGTTTGGTATTGAAACCAACCTCACCAGGAATTACCAGTTCTCCCTGCTTGAAAGCATACTTACCGAACTGTTCAATCTGATTCTGCAATAAAGATTGCAGCTGAGTAAGCTCTCTGCCTTGGATAGCATACCCAGGACGGAAAAGAACTTTGTAAAAATTTTTATCAGAATCGAAATCGTCGTAGTAGGGAGCTACATTTAGATTAGTCTTTTGTGGCATCTCAACCAGTCTCTAAGGTGTTCGTTTAGAACTCGATTACCAGCTTGATGTCCTCAATTTGGTCAGCAGCTCTAGTAATCTGTCTTCTATTCTCTATGTATACGATTTCCCCAGAGTTAGGTTCGATTTCTGGTGATGCAAGACCGCCAGTAAACGCAATGTCAGACACGGTTCCGCTTTCAGAAGTGTCTACATTACCAGATGTTGTCGAAGATGCACCGATGATAGCGTTAGCAGCGTTAGATTCAAATGCTCTAACTACACCACTGTCACTATGTAGTTCAGGTGATTGGTAATACTTCAGAACTCCAGTAGACGCATCCCAGGAAACAACCTTACCATATGCAGTACCACCTGTTACAGCTTGGAAAATATCCTCATCAACGGTATAGTCGGAAGATGCACCAGTTACAACCATGGAATAAGTTCCACGAAGTGTTGCACTATCAGCAAAGTCTGTAGTACCAAAATCATATGGGTCTTGGATGATACCAATGCGACGGAAATCATTATCTACAGGGAAATCGCCAGCGCCCTCATCATAGGTTAGGCGAATGTTTGTCATGATTCTCTTCGCAAACATTTCGTTCTCTGCGTCAGAACCATGTCCTCCTTTTGGAGAAATAACCAATTCAATAGCAGCAGTTCCACTGAATGCACCAGCAGCTGCAGTAAGACCAGAATCAGTATAGACTTCTCCAGTCTCAAGTAATAGGTTGCCGTAAGAGTATCCACTACCAACGGAATACATTGATGCTGCTGTGACAGTTCCAGAAGCGTCTGTAGTGAGTTCTACTACAGCACCGCTACCATCGCCCTTAACAGATGTGTAGAGGGTGTCAGAAGCAGGTAGACCGCTACCACCATCCTTAACTACAGCAACATGGATAGCACCATCAACTGCAAGTGCTTCTACTTGTGTTCTGCTGAGTTCTGTAGACTCAACAATAGGCATGAAGTCAGTAGACAGGAATGCTAGAACATCACCAGTAGGAACAGTGAACATATGTTTCCAAATGTATCCTGCCGTTCCAGCGGGTTCAGTGTAGATGCCATTTGCAAAGGAACCCTGACCAGAAGAAGGTTGAGACTTTGGTTCGTATGTGGCATTCTGACCAGTTGGATTGGCTGCACCTTCACCATTATAGAGGCACTTGAATACTTCATACTGAGAGTTCATTACATAAAACTTACCTTCGGACAACGAAGATTGTCCTGTAGCTGTATCTTTACCAACTGAACCGCCACCACCTGGGGTAGGAGCGTAGTTAGGACGATACATGTCAAACTTTGGATTCAGTGTTAGGTTCCAGTTGTAGCGTGGAACAACGAGTCTTGCAAATGGTCCAGTGATTCTCTTGGCAGCAATCAGTTCGTTATAGATTGCAAGTTTCTCGGAATAGTTGTCTAGGGGAGCGGGAGGTGCTTCTTCGGTGGCGTATCTATAAGTTCCAGACTTGGCAGTAGCACTGGATGTAGCGCCTGTTAGTGTCGTACCAAACGATGGTGTTGTAGTGGCAGTAGGCAGAACATTGTTAACGAGAATACTATTCTCATTTACTTCTGCTACAGTTGCGGACCATCCACCACCTGAGACGGTTTCACCAACAACGAAGGTGCCGCTAATGTTGAAGATTTCTACATAAGCGTCCCACCTTGCAGATCTTCCAACGAAGAAATACATCCTAGTACGAGCAGCATCTGCATCGTTAGCGCCTTCGCTTAAGGATTCTAGGAATTGTTTCGCGTTGAAAATTCTGAATTTTTCTGAAATAATAGCTGCCATAGCACTAGTGCCCGTTTGATAAGACTGAATCCGAGTTATTTATATTTATTTAGGAGAGTAGTCGGATGTACTCTCCAACCGCATGGAACTCTGTAGGAGTGCCATTGATGCCACGATCGACACCAAGTAAACGATCAGATAACTTAGATGTATAAGTCATCTGCTCTCTACCAACCAGGATAGTTCCTGATGCTGGTAGTTTATCTGTATTACAGTAAACAATATTGTTAGTTTCAGTGAAGTCATAATCAACATTCTTGATCCATTTGAACTGACCAATCTGATTATTGTATGCACTGATATCAAAGTTTGGTTTCAACACAATTCCCTGAACATTAGGGTTAGCAGTGCCTCTGAATACATCATAGTATCCGTATCCAGTTTGGAATGCTTTGTTCTGAATTCTGTCTTGGATGTTAGGAGCATTGCTATCGTTAGCAAATCCAGTTAATGAATCACCAGAATAATAGTTATTCAGTACAACTGGACCTGGACCCCATTCAACATAAATGCCATCCGTCTGCAGTAGACTTGTTCCAGGGAAGGTGCCAGAACCGCTAATGTTGCTGCGGAAATTGGTCACCGCATCTGTACCAGCTGCTACAGAAACATACAGGAATACTGCACCATTATATATCTTGTAATATCCATCTGGAGAAGGATCTGGGTATCCAGAAGCAGAAATGTAACTATTATCAAATATATCAGCACCTGTATATCTTCCAGGAATGTCATCCGTCTGTACCTGAGTTAGGTAGTTATTGATAGACGCTGTAGCAAATGGTGGTTTGAAATATGGATCGTTGAATTGATCAATGGTAATTCCATATCTTTCAAGTTCTTCAAATGTCAAACCAGACACAGGAATTCCTGCAGCAGAAACAATGTTTCCATAGTTCTGGAAGATCTGGAATGATCCTGCATTAGGTCCAAATTGATCAGGAGCTACAAACTGATAGTTAAATGTCTTTGCTGATATTGTAGTTAATAGTGGTTGTGACTCAATAGTTCTATCGATCTGATATTCTCTTGTGAATGCATCACTACCAGCAGATACCGTAGATACCGCATGAACTTGAGATACAGTAGGTGGAGTGAATACAGTAAACTGTTGCTTGACTAAGAAAGTAGCACTGAAGTCAACTTCCTTCTGGATGACCAATTGAACATCAATATCATTGTATGAGATTGCTGCTTCAGTGGTACTGATTGATTCAATTCCAGTTGCAAATTCAAATGTAATGGCAACTGCAGCTGGAGATGCTTTCTTAATTTTGTTTGCAAATGCTAGACTTACAAAACTATCAATCTTTCTAGAATTTCCTTTTAGTAGATCATACTTTCTAGCAACAACAATCTTAGGTGCCTCTGTATAACCAGAACCAGATTCAATTAGAACGATGTCTACAATTTGTCCCTTAGATACAATGACTTTCGCCTTTGCACCACCACCTTGTCCATTTTGAGGAACAAAGTGCAGCACTGGTGCAGTATCGTAACCGTATGCGGTAGTTGGTTGAATAATTCCTTCATTGTAGTATAATGCTAGGTCTTTTCTGTTCCAATCAACACGAGAGACCTTATCACCGTCCATGACAGCAGTAGCACTTAGACCAACACCTTTGGTTTCACCATTATAATTTGTTGTAGTTACAGATCCAAAATATTCAGAACCAATATT